CACGGCCAGGAACTCGCCCGTCTCCACGTCCTGGCGCTTGGCCAGGCGCATCATGTCATGGAGGTGCTGCTTGCCCTCGAGGTCGGCCTCGTCGGCCCAGTAGTTCCAGGCGTCCTCGAGCTGCTGGTTCAAGATCTTGTGCAGGGGGCGCCGGCCCTTGGCCTGGGCGCTCATGTCCATGACGCGGGCCTGGTAGGTGATGCCCGTGCCCACCGTGTAGTTCACCATCACGTTCGCGGCCCGGGCAAAGAAGGGGAAGTCCCGCACGAGCTGCCGGGTGCGGTTCCGGATGATGCCTGCCTGGGTGGTGACCAGGGTGTTCACGTTGTGCGTCACCGGGGTCCAGCCCTGGCCCAGCCGGGTGGGTTTGGCCGCGGCGTAGCGGTCCGCCCTGGGGGTGGGGCCGCTGCGCACGGCCTGGAACCCCCGGTAATAGTCGGATGCCGCCCCGGAGGCGGCCCTGGCAAACTCGGCGGAACGGGAGGCGAGCCGGGCGAGGACGCCCGTTGCGTCCTTCCCTGCCCTTATCATGGGGTATATGGTGTCGGTGAACGTGCTCACGGCAAAGGCCTCATGTAGGTGCGGGGAGATGCGGTGCCGGCAGATGCGGCGTCGAGCTCCTTGACCTTGGCATCCCAGTAGTCGACCATCTTCAGGATCTCCGCCGAGTCCGCCCGGGTGAGCGTGCGTCCGGCAATGGAGTAGGACTGGCTGCCGGAGACGGCCACGCTCGCCGCGAGCCACGCGGTGAGCTGCGCCTGCGCCTGCGCCAGGGTGATGCCCGCCATGCCGTTATACCTTCCTCATCGGGGGTGCTCCTTGTGCCTTGCCGTTTGTAGAAAGCCTCTTCATCATGTGCTTACAGCATACCCCCGGTTTTGGGCCGGACGGCAGAATGGGGGCGGTTTGAGGTCGGAATGGGGGTGAAACGGGGCCATCTTGGCCCTTGACAGGTGTTTTTTGGGGTGTGTGCTTTTGACTATTGCGTATGGTTTTTGTACAAAGGTGAAAAGAAAACCCTGCTACGGGTGCTCCTTCCCGTTCCGCTCGGTCTCGTCGGCCGCGTCGAGCTGCACGTAGCTCATGCTCATCTTGTAGGACCACTCGTCGATGGCGTCGGTGTTGGCCATGAGCTTGCCGCCCACCCGGAAGCAGGGGAGTTTCCACCGTGAGATGAAGTCGTCCAGAGTTCTCTCTCTCACGGTCAGGTACTTCATAATGGCGTCCTTGTTTGCCAGCAGCTTGCCCATTATTTGAAGAGCGTCTCCTGTACGCTGTCGCTGGGGATCAGGTGCGCCCTGCCCCGCTTGATCATCAGGTCCCGGACGGCCTCCTCTAAGAGCACGTTGATGGCCCTGCCCTCGTCCACGGCCAGGTGCCGCAGTTCCTTGAGCAGGCCTGCGTGCACCGAGGTGTTGAACGTCTCGCGCTGGTATCCGGTATGCCTCACCATCTCCCTCCTCCGGCCCGCGCCGGCCGTGACGGGACGACCACCCTCTCGCGTGTGTCGGGGCGCTCGCCCGGGCCTGGCTTTTTCCCCTGCTCCGCCTGCAGCGCCGGATCCGGAAACACCCCGAGGCCTCCGATGCACATGGGATCCGTCAGGAACGTCGCGTAGATGGTGGCGTCCAGGTAGTGGTTCTGCCCGTGCACGTGCACCCATTTGGCCCGGCCGGACTTGCCGCGGCGCTTTTCCTCCGAGGAGATCTGGCCGGCGAAGTCTGAGCCCGTGTCCTTGTGCAGGTACACGCACCCCGGGGCCCCGGCAGGCTCGTCCAGGGCGGCGTGGAAAATGTCCTTGTAGTAGTCGGTGTCCACGGTCCAGAGCGCGATGCCTCCGCCCGGGATGGGTTTCTGCGTGCCCGGGAACGTGCCGATGATGGAGGGCTTCATCTTGTGCAGGGTGTCGCGGGTCGCGCCTTTAACCCCGAAGATGGTGCCGCCCCCGTACTGGGCGAGGAACCGGTAGGCCTGGTAGGTCATGGACCCGTCCGCGGGCTCGGCCCCTTTCCCGCCGCCCGTGTCGAGGCCTGCCCGCCAGATCCCCAGGGGATGGCCTCCGTCTTCGCGCTGGTAGGTGTTCGTGTACACGAGGTCCTTGACCTGGTCGAAGCTGAAGAGCCGGCCGTAGTGGATGAGCCACCGGGTGAGGTTCCTCTCCCAGGCCCACACCGTGAAGTAGAAGTCGTGCTTCTGGCAGTCGATGCCGGCCGTCAGAGCCAGTGCCGCCTTCGGGACGATGAGGGGCTCGAGCTCGCTCTTGAGCTTAAGGATCGCGGGCTCGGTCTTCTTCTCCACCACCGAGACGTACTCGCGAGCCAGCCAGTCGTTGGTGAAGGATCTCAGCTTGTCGTACCGGTCGAACGCGGAGAGGTGGGCGCTCAGGAACTTTTCCACCACGTCTCCGTACGTGATCCAGGGGGAGTACATCGAGTTGAGCCGGAACGCCACGCGCTCGAGCGGGATCCCGGCCTCGGCGAACGCATCGAACAGGGCATCGATGGGATCCGCGTGCAGGGACGAGCGGTCGGCGGGACTGGTCCACTTCCCCGCGATGTCGTACCACCCGGCGCCGTTGGCCGGGGAAAGCATCCACTCCTTGTGCCGGTCCCTGATCTCGCCGCTGCAGTGCGGGCACTGGAGCCGGGCGGAGGCCTTGGCTATGGAGGTGCGCTCCTTGACGTCTTCGATGTCCTTTCGGTCGTCGAACTTCACCTGCTCCCACTCGAGCAGCTGGAGGTGGCCGCAGTGGGGGCACGGCACGAAGTAGCCCAGGATCACCTGGCACTTCTCCTCCTGGAGGGTGATGGCGCCCTCGTCGTCGGTGGGGGACGACACGTCGATGATCTTCCGGATGTCCTGGAAGCTCTTCAGGCGCTCCTCGGAGAGGTCCATAGGGTTGCCGTGCTCGCCGATGGCCGTCGGGTACTTGTTCACCTCGTCGCGGAGCAGGTTGCGCACCGGGCGCTGGGCCATGTCCGTGACGCTGGATCCGGACGACAGGTAGAGCACCATGCCCGGGAAGTACATCTCGGTGAGCTGGTAGCGCTTCGGGTCCGCGGGCTTCCGGGCCCTGAGGGCCTCCGACGCGTCGATCATGGGCTGCACCCTGGAGCGGGAGATGACCCTGCACTCGGCGTCTGACGGGTACATGAGCATGGTGGGGTATGGGTCCTGGTCGATGATGTAGCCCAGGATGTCATAGAGGATCTGCGTCTTGCCCACCTGGGTGGAGGTCTTGAGCACCATGTGCCGGACGGAGGGCCTGCGGTAGATGTCGAGGATCCCCTTGGCGTACGGCGTGCGCTGCCAGCGGTAGGGACCGGGCTCGCGCGAGCTCTCGGGCAGCAGCACGATGTTGCGGTTCGCCCACTCGGACACGTCCAGGTCCTCGGGCGGGCTCAGCGCCTCGCGCTCGCAGGCCCAGAAGGAGGGGATGAGGAGGTCGTCATTCATCAGTTGAAGAGCCTCTCCTGCATCGGGGTGGTCGATCGCTCCACTATGATGAGATAGTCGTCGTTCCATGTGCTCTGTAGGGTGTCGGGATCATAGCCGTTCAAATAGAAATTGTCCCTGGGGGGAGTCATGTTCCCGGGGTTGTCTTTGCCCGGGAGATATACAACCTTGCAGGTCAGGTGCATGTGGGGCTTGCAGGTTGGGGCCTTGTTGCCCAGCATTATCTCGTGGTTTATGCAGACCTTGCGACACACATGCATATGCGTGATCCTGTACGTCAGGGGACCGTCACTGGTTTTTACAATATCGCCGATCTTGATGGTCATGCTCCCGCCTCGATCACCACGATCTTCCGCTCCTGAGGTATCACAAATCCGTCTTCGGTCATCCGTGCTGCGCCTATAGGGCGCACCTCCCATGTCGTGCAGCACGACGGACAGCGGAACTGGTTCGGTTTCCGGTACCCGTCCGGGGTCCTGGTGAACTCCTCCATGTCTCCGCTGTGTCCGCAGCGGCACTGGATCCGGCACATGCTGGTCGCGCTCATGGGTTTTTGTTTTCCCTTTCCCCTGCCGGCAGGACCCTCGCCGGGTCAATTTTGCCGCCCATGAACCCGTGCTCGCGGGGGACGAAGGCGGGGAAGGGATGCTCGTCGCACCAGGTTTGACAATTCTCTTCCGTTATAAACTGCATTGCGTCGTATACGGAGAGGGTCATCGTGCTCTTTCCGGCCTCGTACTCCCGGGGGGCATACACGCCGGGATACGCGGGGGCCTCCGGGATCCAGACCGTTGCCGGGCCCTCCTCTTCTTTCTTGAGTCCGGGGTCACCCTCGATCCATGGAATCCATAGCACGCACCCCGGGGCGTTGTCCGTGGTCGTGAACCCGCCCAGGGCTTTACACTTCCACGTGTTCATGGCCACCTGTTCCGGGCGGCGCCTGCAGTCGAGGCACGTCCCGATCCGCCCGGTCTCGCGGCCGGCCAGGGCCTCGAGGATCCTGATCGCCATGGCGCCGACCTGGGCGGCCTCCCGTCTCACTCGGTCGAGGTCTCCCCCGAGATAGACGTGATCGACCGCCGCCTGTATACACTCGGCGGTCTCCTTGCCCAGAATCGCCGCCTGGTCGATCACGTCGTCGGAAAAGGCCGGGTGTTTTGCGCAGGCCCTCTTGTACTCCATGTTCAGAATTGCAAAAGCTCCGTCCATCATGTGTTTTCCCTCCTTTGCAGCTTGCAATGCAGGGCCTTCGCCTCGAGGAGGCGGCCGTGGTCCCTGTTCTCGCGGGTATCGCCTGCCTCGATGGTCATGCCCTGTTCCTCTTGTCCTTCTTCCATGCCGCCAGGGCCGGGGAGTCCTGCCACTCGTAGCGGGGGTACTCTTTGTCGAGCAGGAGATCGTGCCGGCACACGCTGCAGCTGTGCAGGTACTGCCTCGGGGTGGAATGACTGATGCCGCGGAACCGCATCACGCCCTGCCCGCACTCCTCGCACTGGTAGTCCACCCTGATCCGCTCCTCCGGTGTCCTGATCTCTGCCATACGTCACCTCCTCCCCTTCTTCATCATCATCCATCCGACCATCGTTTCGTGGGGCCTGTAGCCCCGGAACAGCAGGGCGATCTTCTCGCAGGCGGTCGTGTCCCGGATAAGGATGCGCCTCCTGGTGATGCCGTCCTCCCTGAATCGCAGGCGTATGACCGTCACGGGCGAGTCTCCCCTCCGAATAAGGAGAGCTGCCCGTGGTAGTATCCCTCCCTGGCCTCCTGCAGGTTTTTGATGGCGCTGTCGATGTGCCTCAGGATGTGCCCATCATCGTACTCCTCTGCACTCATGAGGCTGTACGGGCGCAGCTTTTTGTTGGGTTCCGCGTTCATGAGGAAAGCCGCGCGGTTCAGATCCACCTGGGCGTTCACGAGGGCCTGTTCCCTGCACGTGCTCACGGCCGCCCCTCCGGGATCTCAAGCCACTCCCGGCCGTCGAGGAGGCGGCCCGCGGCCTTCCTGGTCGTGTGTCTGAATTTTACGGGACGTTCGCCCGCGGGGACCGGCTTGCCGATGCAGGAGCTGCAGAGGTCCGGCTCTACCCAGTAGCACCCTCCATCACAGGCATTATTCCACGTGCATCCGCATACCCTGCATGCCCGCGCTCCGTCTTCGGGAACGATGAATTCTCCCCACTGTTTAAAGAAGAATGGCACCCCCGCGCTCACGCACTGGTCACGGGCCGAGCGCACCCGATCAGGATGCAAAGGCCGCGGGCCGGGGCCTGTCTCGCCGCCGAGGATGACCCAGTCGAGACGATTGATTCTGCGTCCCCCATCCTGGAGCGTCGGCAACGGCATGGCAGGATCACAGATAGGCGGCGCGACACTATGGATCCAGGCATTTAAGTCCACCGGCCCGAGCATGGGCTCGATGGAAACGAACCGCACCGCTGCCGGGATCTGGAGCAGGATCGGGATGCGCTCGTCTGCCCGTGCCTGATTCTCGACCGTGACGCCGAGCCATACATGCCGCCAAAACCCTAATGCTGCCCCGAACCTCTCAAGGGAGTAGATTCGGGAGAGAACTTCCTTCATGCGTTCCGGCCTTTTGGTGAGGATGATGAACGTGTGCTGGGGGCATGCCTTCATGACGTCCCATACGCCGTGGATGGTGTCGAAGTGGACCCTTTCATGAAACAGGTCGCCCATGAACTGCACCCCGATCCTGGAGGGTTGTTTCTTCCACTCGGGCGCATCAAACTCGGCCCGGGTTCCTCCGATCCACGGAAAGAACCCATTGCATAGGCCACCTCGCCCAGAATACACCTCGCGCAACGTCTCTCCGATCTTCGGGTTCCCCGCCAGGCGGTCGGCCATACGGAGGTGCCAGCAGTGGGCGCACCCCTCGGATACCGGGGTGCAGCGCATGGCGATCGGATTCCAGGTGTAATCCAGATACTCGATGTCAGTCTTGTTCATGTTCCGCTTCCTCCTTCTTCTGCTCAATAAGCGGGCTCGGTCTCGAGTAGATGGTGAGGATCTCCAGCGTGTCCTGCTCCAGGAGGGCCTGGCAGTCGGCCGCGTCCTTGTTGGCTATCTTAAGCGCGAGCCTGCGGGCCCGGCCCAGTAGGGATTTCTTCAGCTCCGTCGCTCTGTCCGTCAGGAGGTTCTCAATTTGGTCCCTGGGGATGAGCTCGCCGATCTCCCGGTTGTATGCCACTTCTGCCTGGAGGGCCCTGAATTTTCTGTATGCGGTCTCCCACATATTCTTGTCCGAGCGGCCGTCATCCCCCTCCGATTCGGTATCAAACATGTCTGTATTCCACGCCATGACTGCGATGGGATCATACGATCCGTCAGTCTCCACGGGCATGCCGTCCTTCTTCCACCTCACCACTGTGCGCCTGGTCACCCCGAGCAGCTCCGCCAGGGCATCCTGTGTGGTCACGGTTCCGTCGTCCCCGATGCCGTACCTGGATTTCACCTCGGCAACCTGGTCGCGCTCCTGCTGGGAGAGCCTCCGCCCGGACAGTATTTTCCGGTAGACCTCGCCGGCCGCCTTGATCTCGTCAACAAACATCGATGCCCCCTCGGCTTATGTTGATTTCAATCCTTTGTTTTTCCGTCATTTTGATGCCGGTGGGACTAGATGTGACATGGGTTTTCTGCACCACACGCGATGAGATCCCGCGAGTCTTCGTCAC